ATATCAATAGAGATTCCTAATGGCATAAGTATCTGTTAATGGAGGGAGAGAACCTAAAATTAGCCTTGAGAGAGGTTGGTAAGCTAATTAGAAAGAATCTAAAGCAAGAAGCTAAGAATGATAAGTTCAAGGCTTCTGGTAAATTAGATAGTTCTTTTAAGTATAGGGTTGAGGATAATGAGTTATACATTTTTGGAGAACAGTATGCAAATGCCTTATCTGACGGTATAAAAAATAAGAGTAATTCTAAAGGAGTCAGTCCTAAGTTTGTAGATTCTATCTTGAATTGGATGAAATACAAAGGGATACAACCAAGAGACAGGAAAGGAAGATACGTTTCAATAAAGAGTTATACCAACAGGTCTATAGCTAATGCAATAGCGAGAGGTATAAAGAAAAATGGTATTTCTAAGAGATTTGGATATAAAGGTAGTGGATTTATACAAGCAGTACAAGAACAAACTAAAGAACAAATAAAAACAATATTAAAAGAAGGTTACAGAAAGGATATACTGTTAAGCCTTGATAAATTAAAATCAATTAACTAATGGCAATAATAAATGTAAGAAGTCCGAAGTATGTATCTATTGATGATGGTGCATTGTCTTATGCAGTACTAAAACTATTTATTTGGACTGGTGCTTCATCTCCAGTACCACCAACAGAAACTTACAATATTCGTAAATCTGGTGTACAAATAGTATTCTTTGAGATATCAGAACTAATAAGAGATTATTTAGACACAACATTTGATGGAAATTATAGTGGTCAAGCAGTTTGGGTTTCAACTACTTTGTTTGCTTATGATTCTGATGATAACGAGGTGGCAGATGATGGAGAAAGTTTTGTTGCTTTTGATGGTTACAACTATTTTGAAGAAAGTGCTAATGTTGATAACTCTTTAATGATTACAAATAGAAAGTTATTTGTTTTAGAAGATAATACATTTAGAGTTCCTATCTATACCGCAACAAGTCCAACAGTTACATTTTTAAAAGATAACGAAATTGTAGGTAGTACATCATTTACACCAAGCAACCAAAGTTCAGAACAAATAAAGTATGTTTCTATTTATGGGGATGATACTAATTGGGATTCGTTTAAAGAAAGAGTTTTAGAAGATGGTGGTACAGATTACGAATCAAATAAATGTTTGGAAGCATATTTTAATGATTACTCAATAGGAGCAGTAGACAAAATAGTTGTTTCGGATAGTGATGGTATTCAAACTATAAATGTAGAGATTTTAGAAGAATGTAAATACGAACCTAAAAAGGTAACGTTTGTAAATAAGTTTGGTGCTTTACAGGATATGTACTTCTTCAAAAAAGCAGTAGAAAGAATTAATGTTGAGAGAGAGTCTTATAAGTCAAATATATTAAATTCAAATATGGTTTATAACTCAAGCAATCACGTTTACAGAGATTTTAACGTTATGGGTAGAGAATCGGTAACATTAAGTAGTGGTTTTTTAAGTGAAGAATATAACGAGGTGTTTAAACAGATGATGCTATCTGAAAAAGTATGGGTTACTAACATAACAGAAGATGGGGAACAAGTATTGCCAATCAATGTTAAGACAAGTGATATTACTTACAAGACTTCTTTAAACGACAAATTAGTAGAATACACAATAGAATTTGATAAATCATTCGATACTATAAATAATATAAGATAGATGCAGATAACTCAGTTATACATAGATGGTCAAAGAGTTGATATGTTTGATGATGTTGGTGTTACTATTACTGACACTATAAAAGACGTTAGAGATATAAGTAAAGTTTTTACAGAATACTCTCAAACATTTAGTTTACCAGCAAGTAAAACCAATAATAAACTGTTTAAACATTATTACAATAATGATATTCAGAATGGTTTTGATGCAAGGATAAGAGTACCTGCAAGTATAGAACTTAACTCTATACCTTTTAGGAATGGGTATATTAAACTTGAAGGAGTTGACCTAAAGAACAATACTGCACATACATACAGAATAACTTTCTTTGGTAACACTATATCGTTAAAAAACCTTTTAGGAGATGACTTACTATCTTCTTTGTCTTGGTTGGATAACTTTAGTACAGAACAAGATGGAACTAATTTGCTATACGACAAGGATTTTGTAGAAAAGTATTTAACAACATCTGTATATAATAAGTTTGTTGATGGAATACGTTACCCTAACGCAATACAAATACCTTTAATCACACATACTCAAAGGCTTTATTATGATAGCAACACTGCTACAGATGAGGTTGATAGTGGAGACTTGCATTGGCACGGAGGAGGTGGTCAACATATACACGGAGTTAAATTCAATGAATTAAAATACGCTTTAAGATTAAGTGTTATAATAAAGGCTATAGAAGAGAAATACGGATTAACCTTTAGTGATGATTTCTTTAAGGGAGGAGATTCTTCTTTTGATAATTTATATATGTGGTTACATAGAGCTAAAGGAAAGGTAACAAGTGGAGAGCAGTTAGAGACATCTACTTATTCGGTCAATGATTTCACAGATTATACCTCTTACAATGGTAGTAGTATGGAAAACAGTATTCTTACATTGAGTGATGGATATTACTTTTCTAATCAAGTTTTACAGTTAAGTTTATCAGTTAACTCTTCTTATAGCTCTGTTCCTTATTCCGTTGTTGTATTTAGAGATGGTGTTTCTATTTATAGTGCTTCAAATATAACAGATAGTATTCAAAACTTATCTATTTCTGTATCTAACAACTCATCTTATAGTATACAAATAACATCTAATCAGACAATAGGTTTTGATAGAGCTATTTGGAATTACTCTTATTTCAATAGTGATATAGATTCTTTTGTAAGCGAAAACTATACAAGTTCAAGTTTTACTATTCCTGTTTCTATTAATTTTAATATTACACAACAAATACCTAAGATGAAAGTGTTAGACTTCTTAACTTCATTATTTAAGATGTTTAACTTGGTTGCATACGTTGAAGGGAGCGAAATGGTTGTAAAAACATTAGATGACTTTTATGATAATCCATCAGCAGATTCACCTTATGACATAACAAAGTATGTGGATGTTAATTCATCACAAGTTAATTCAGCATTACCTTTTAGAGAAGTAGTTTATACTTATAAAGGATTAGGTACTTTCTTAGCAAAGCAACACGAACAGTTATTTAACAAGGATTGGGGTAAGGAAGAGTATAAAGGCTCTGATGGTATTATTTTATCTCAAGGTATATTTAAAAACGAGATACCTTTTGAGCATATGAAATTTGAGCGATTAATAGACTTAAATACAAGTTCTTTAACAGACATACAATGGGGTTTCTGTGTTGATGATAACCAAGATAGTTATATCGGAAATCCTTTGATTTTCTATATGACACCTAAAACATTACCCACAGGTGGTAAAATATCATTTGTTTATGAGGTAAATGGAAATAACGAAGCTGTAAATCATAAAGAGATTTCATCTTATTATGTACCTTCTAATTCAGATTTTCAAGCTACTCAAGAAGAGGATAGACAATCTATAAACTTTAGTGCTGAAAAAGATGAATGGGATTTAGTTACTACAAGGAATGTTTTATTTAATAACTACCATAAAAACTATATTTCAAATGTTTTTGATGAGTCTAACAGATTAAAAAAGATAAGTGCCTATTTGCCATTGAGAATACTATACAAATACACATTAGCAGATAGATTTATTTATTCAGGTAAAAGTTATAAAATTAACTCAATAGAGACAGATTTTTATACAGGTAAATCAGAGATAGAGTTAATTAACGACTATGTTAATATTCCTATTGACTTTGAAGCACCAGCTCCACCTACTAATTTACAATTAGTTCAAGGCTCAGAGACTTCTACAAGTTTCTCAATAGAGTGGACTAAATCAGTAGACAACGATGTTGTAGGTTATAACATAGATTTAAATCAAGGAGATATAATTCTCGCAACAGGTAATGTAGATACATACGAAATAACAGGATTATCTGGTCAAACAACATATACAGTTTATGTAAGTGCATTTGATGCTTCTGGGAACGAATCAACTCTTGCAGGTCCAATAACGGCAAATACAACACAATAATGATAAGACAAACATTAGAATTACTAAGAAATAACGAGTGGTTAATTGAAGACAAGGATGTTAATATAGCTAAAGGGCTATATGAAATGCCTTCAAGTTTTAGAGAGTTAAAAACAAGTATAAAAAGAAAAAAACTAACAAATGGCAAACGATAATACAATATTATTTAAGATAGAGGTAGATGATAAGGGAGCAGTAACTACTCTAAAGTCCACAGTTAAGGGTTACCAAGATTTAAACTTAACAACTCACAATGCTCAAAAATCTGCTGAAAAATTAAACCAAACTATAGCTAATACAGGTAAAGGAGGAACTTTAACAGGTGTAAAACTAACTGAAAAAGAATATCAAAAATTACTTAAAACCCAACATCAAACCACAAGTGCAGTTGGCGCAAGTACATCTGCAACTTTAGAACTTGGTCGTGTTTTATCTGATATGCCTTATGGTATTCGAGGTGTTGCCAATAACTTACAACAATTAGCATCTAACTTATTCTTTATGTCTAAGGCTACTGATGCTGCTACAGGTAAGACTATTGGTTTAATGGGTGCATTCGGAAACCTTTTAAAAGGTCTTATAGGCCCTGCTGGTATACTTATAGCTTTTCAAGGAATAATAGCTGCATTTGATTTTTTTAGTCAAAAAACTAAAAAGGCAGAAGACGATTTATCAAATTTTGGAGGTACTGTAGCTAAATCTGGTTCTAATCTAAAAATACTAAGACAAGCATTAGCAGAAGGAACTATATCGACAGAAGAAGCTAATAAAGCAGTTAATAAAGCTAATTTAGAATATAAAGACTTAAATCTTAAATTAGATGAAAATAATCAACTTACAAAAGAGAGTATTGAAGATATAGATAACAAAATAAATGCGTTAGAAAGATTAGCTAAGGCACAGGCTTTACAAAAAATTATAGAAGATGAGTTTGCAAAAGTAGCTCAAGCAAGAATAAAGTTAGAGCAAGATACAAAGGAAAAACTAGCAATTATAGGAGCTAAAAATGAAGATGGTAAGTTAACCATAGAGGCTTATGAGAATACAACTGCTGAAATAAAAACTTTAGCTAATGGAAGAAGGGTTGTTATTAATCAATTAACAAGAATGTCTTTAGATGACCAAATAGAAACTTTTAGGGATTTGGAAAAAACTTCTAAAGAGAATATAAAAAGTATATTAACTACTATAGGAGATGAGTCTCTTTTAGATGAGTTATTTAAGGGTAAAGGTAAAGATACTGGAGATGTATTTAAAGGGAAGTTTATAGAGTCTTACTACAATGAAATAGCTGGTCTTGAAGAGATTGTTAAAGATGAGGATTTTGATGAAATAAGTGATACTGCGAAGATAACAGGAACAATTATACTAAAACCTAAGATTGACAATCCAGACCCAGAAGACCTCGAGGATTTAACTTTTTACTTAGACAAATATAAGCAGTTAATGAGTGGTGTTAGCGACTTTCTTCAAGGAGAAACTGATAGGCAATTAACCATAGAGCAAAACAAAACCAATGTTTTAAATAAAGAATTAAATGATAGATTATTAAATGAAAATCTATCTAAAGACGAAAGAGCTAAGATACAAAATCAAATAGCTATAAATGATGAAGAGTTAAGGAAAAAACAAAACAAGATTAAGAAAAAAGCGTTTGATACACAAAAAGCGTTTAACATATCCATTGCAGTTGCTGATACAATAGCAGCAGGTATTAACGCTTCTAAACAAACATATGGAGGTGCTTTTGCAAAGATTGCGGCTATGACTGCCGTTATTGGTGCAGGTATGGCTCAAGTAGCAGTTATTGCGAGACAGAAATTTCAACCAGAAGCAGCATCTACACCTATTAACACTACTACTGGTGGTGGAGCAGGTGGAGGAGCATCTGAACGAGCAGACCCTTCGTTTAACATAGTAGGTAGGTCTAACGAAAACTTACTTATAAACGCTATACAAGCACAATTCGGTAAGCCATTAAAAGCATACGTAGTATCAAGAGATGTTACTACCCAACAACAGTTAGATGGTATGATTGTAGGTCAAGCAGGTACTTAAAATAAAACAAAATAAAACAAAACAAGTTAACATAATATAAATAAGTTAAATATGGAAGGATTAGATACAATAGAATTATTTATAGACGAATCAAAAGAGGAAGATGGAATTGAAGCTATATCTTTAGTTGAGTTTCCTGCTATAGAAGAGAACTTTGTAGCTTTAAGCAAACATAAAGTAGAGTTCAAAACTATTGATTCAGAAAAGAGAATAATCGTTGGTTTAGCATTAGTGCCAAATAAGCTAATATACAGATGTAAGGGAGACTATGAGTACAATATAACATTCTCTACCGAAACTGTAAGAAAAGCGTCTGAGCTATACTTAAAACGTCTTAAAAACAATAATACAACATTAGAACACGCTGAATTTACAGGAGGTGTGTCTGTTATAGAGTCTTGGATAGTAGAAGACCCAGAGAAAGACAAAACTGCTTTATATGGATTGAATGCAGTAAAAGGTGCTTGGGCAGTTACTATGAAGATATATAATGATGAGGTATGGGAAGATGTTAAGCAAGGTAAATACTTAGGATTAAGTATCGAAGGTATGTTTAGCGATAACGTAGAAGATATTGAAGAGGTTGAGGCAAGTAGTGTATTAGAAGAGATAAAGAGACTAATAATTGAAGACGAACAATTAAAAGAGGATTTAGTAGAATATCCTCACGTTATGTATAATCCTGAGACAGGTGAAAGTATTGAAATAACTAACGAAGAGGAACACGAAAAATACACTAAGAAAGGTTGGGTACATACTAAACCTAAGAAATATAGAGAGCAAGAATTAAAGTCTTATAGCGACTATCCACAAGGTGCAACAAATAACGCTAAGAGAGCATTAAAGTACAAGAAAGAGAATGGAAGTTCTTGTGGTACAAGTGTTGGTTGGACAAGGGCAAGTCAATTAGCTAACAGAGAGCCTTTAAGTAGAGATACTATTGCAAGAATGGCATCATTCAAAAGACATCAGCAACATAAAGACGTACCTTATTCAGAAGGATGTGGTGGTATTATGTGGGATGCTTGGGGTGGTTCAGCAGGTGTTAATTGGGCAATCAGTAAATTAAAAAAGATAGACAATGAGAGCTAAATATTGCAAATGTAAGAATACTTACTCTATAGAATGTGATAAGTACTCAAAGAAAAGAAAGTGTAGTGCAGATGAGTATTGGAAGCAAGGTATAGGCTCAATTCACAAGCAAGAAGAGGAGTAAAAATAAGACAGTAAATTTTTAAATAGTTATATTAATATAAATCAATAAGTATGAAAGCGACAGAAATCCTTAACAATGTCAAAGACCTTTTAAATCTTTCTAAGGAAGAATTGAAGGTAGAAGACGTTGCAGTTGAAGAGTCAGTAGAGTTATCTACAGAGGAAGTAACTGAAGAAGTAAAAGAGGAAGTGGAAGAGGTTGTACTTGCTGAAGAGCCTAAAGAAGAGGTTGTAATCGAGGAGGAAGTTGAAGCACCTGCTATGAGTTACGCTACTTCTGATGAGTTAGCAGCAGTAAAATCAGAGCTACTTTCTATGATTAAAGCATTAATCGAAGATAAGCCAATGGGAGAAGTTAAAGAAGTTCCAGAGGAGTTATCAAAACAAGAAGAGGTTGAGTTATCTGAAAATGTAGAAGAAGTTGTACATTCTCCAGAGGCTGAAATCGAAAAGAAAAAGAATTTATTATCAAACCTAAACAAATCTATGACTACTGAACAAAGAGTTAATAGAATGTTATTTAATTAAAATTAGACAAAATGGCTACTACTACAAGTATTACTACAACTTACGCTGGAGAATCAGCAGGGAAATATATTTCTGCTGCTTTACTTTCAGGTAACACTATTGCAAATGGTGGACTAACTATCCGACCAAACGTAAAGTTCAAAGAGGTTGTTAAAAGATTGGAATTAGATGGTATCACTAAGAATGGTACTTGCGACTTCAATGACACTTCAACTTTGACTTTAACTGAAAGAATCCTTGAACCAAAGGAATTACAAGTTAACTTAGAATTATGTAAGAAAGATTTCCGTTCAGATTGGGATGCAATCCAGATGGGATATTCTGCATTTGACAACTTACCATCTTCTTTCCAAGACTACTTAATCTCTTATGTTGCTGCTAAAGTAGCACAAAAGAATGAGCAGAACATATGGGCAGGAGCAGATGGAGAAGGTTCATTTGACGGATTCTCTACTTTATTAGCTGCTGATGCTGCTTTACCAGCTGCACAACAAATTGCAGGAACTACTGTAACTGCTGCTAACGTAATAGACGAGTTAGGAAAAGTTGTTGACCAAATCCCTTCTGCTTTATATGGTAGAGATGATTTGTTTATCTATGTTTCTCAAAACATCTTTAGAGCATACAAGAGAGCATTAGGAGGATTCCAATCTGGAGGACAAGGTGCTGCTGGTGTAGGTTCTCAAGGAAACAACCAAGACATCAACATCTTATACTTTGATGGTGTAAAAATCTTTATGGCTAACGGATTAGCAGCAAATACTGCCGTAGCAACTACTAAAGATAACTTACAATTTGGAACTGGTTTATTATCAGACCATCAAGAAGTAAAAGTATTAGATATGGCAGACTTAGATGGTTCTCAAAACGTAAGAATCATTATGCGATTTACTGCTGGGGTACAGTACGGAGTTGTAGAAGACATCGTAACTTACGGAATCTAAGATTCAAATAAATAAACAGAAAGAGGGTGGGTAATTGCTACCTACCCTTTTTTTATAACTAATAAATAAAAAATAAATATTATGGCTTGTGATATTACTTTAGGTAGAACAGAACCTTGTAAAGATAGTGTTGGAGGAATCAATGCTGTTTATTTTGTAAATTTTGGAGACATAACTGGTATAACATACGATTCTACAGATGTAGATGTAATTGATGCTGTAGCTGGTTCTCCAAGTGCTTACAAATACGAGGTTAGAGGGAACTCTACCTATACAGAAAACATTCAATCAAGTAGAGAGAATGGAACTACTGCTTTTGAGCAAGTGTTAGAGTTGACACTTAAAAAATTAACTAAAGAAGACCACAATACTATTAAATTATTATCTTTTGGAAGACCAAACATTCTTATCGAAGACAATAACGGAAATGTATTCTTAGCTGGAGCTGAATATGGTGCTGACGTAACAGGAGGTACTGTAGTAACAGGAGGAGCTATGGCTGATATGAGTGGATATACTCTAAGTTTTACAGGTATGGAAAAAGCACCTGCTAATTTCATAAACAGACCTTCTGTTGCAGGTGTATACACTAATAGTGTAGCTGTTGACATTGAGAACGCAGGATTTACTATTGTATAATAGTAATTTATCAATTAAACTAAGCCCTACCATTTGGTGGGGTTTTTTTATTAAATAAAACAAAAATAAATTATTTAGTTATCATAGTATGTTAATATTACAACCAACAGTAGGAGATAAAACAATAACTATTGCACCGAGAAGTTCAGACTTGTCAGGAGCATTTGTTTTAAATATAAGAAGAGATGGTGATGGTAAGGAAGAATCTATAACAAACGCTACTTTAAGCAATATAGTCAACTTTACCGAAGTTACTTTTCAGTCAACAATACTTGAAGAAGATTCTACTTATTATTTAGAGGTAACTAAAGATGATGAATTGTGGTATAGAGACAAGATATACGTAACATCTCAGACTGCTTCTGAAAGAGTAACTGAGAAACACGAAATAGGTAATGGCACAATTTACAAGCCTTATAGTACAGTAGATGATAACACATACATAATATAATGAGTTTAAATAAGAAAAATACAGTTAGTAAAGAATACAAAGATAGCATTAGAGTTGTCAATATGTCTTCTTACCAAGTTCCTACAATCAAAGAGGTTCACAATAAAGAGTGGGTTGCATTTGGGGATAATAACGATTATTTTGATAATCTTATAGATAGATACCTTGACAGTCCTACTAATGGTAGATGTATTAACGGTATTGTTGATATGATTTATGGTAGAGGTTTAGAGTCTACTAATTCAGATTTGTTTCCTGAAGATTATGTTAGAATGAAGAAACTACTTAGACCAAGAGAAGTTAAGAGACTTGTTAATGATTACAAGTTGTTAGGTCAAGGTGTTATGCAACTAACATACAACAAAGCTAAAACAAAGATACTAAAGGTATCTCACTTTCCTATGGAGACTCTTAGAGCTGAGAAGGCTACTAAAGGTGTTGTAAAGGCTTATTACTATCATCCATCTTGGAAAGACTGTAAGAATTCAGATAGTCCTAAAAGGATACCTACATTTGGTAATGGTAGTAAATCTCAAGTAAACGAACTTTATGTATTTAAACCTTACAGAAGTGGTTTCTATTACTACTCTACAGTAGACTATCAAGCATCTTTGCAATATAGTGAGTTAGAATCAGAAGTATCTAACTATCATTTATCGAATATAGAGAATGGATTACAACCGAGTTTATTTGTAAACTTTAATAATGGTATACCTAATGCTGAGACTCAACAGTCTATAGAGAGCAAGATTAACCAAAAGTTTAGTGGTAGCTCTAATAGTGGTAAAGCGATTATTGCATTTAACGAATCAGCAGAAACTAAAGCTGATATAGAAGCGATACATTTACCAGATGCTCACGCACAATATCAATTCTTATCTGATGAGGCAAGAGAGAAGATAATGTTAGGACACGGAATTGTATCTCCAATACTTTTAGGTATTAAAGACAACACAGGTTTTGGTAACAATGCAGAAGAATTAAGAACTGCATCTGTATTAATGGATAACGTAATTATCAGACCATTTCAAGATGGTATTATCTATGGATTAACAGAGATACTTGAATTTAACAAGATATACCAAGATTTATATTTCGTTACATTACAACCAATCGAATTTACAGAGTTAGACAACGTATCTACTAAGATTAGAAAAGAAGAGGAAACAGGAGAGAAATTATCTGCTGAAGACGCTAAAGACTTTTCTGAAGAGGATGGTGATGATATGATTACCCAATTAGAAGCATTAGGAGAGGTTTTAAGCGATGATTGGGAAGTTGTGCATAGTGAGATATACCAAGACGAAAATGAGTCCGTTAAAATGGCTGAAATCAAGTATTCTGATAAAGCGTCATCTGAAGACGATGGTGTATATAAAATTAGATACGCTTATATGCCAGAGAGAAAGTCTCCGAACAGTAGAGATTTCTGTAAGAGAATGGAAGTATTAACAGGTAGAAAGGTTGTATTTAGAAAGGAAGATATTAATATGATGTCTTTTAGAGGTGTAAACAAAGAGTTAGGTCATAAGAAACAGAACTATAGTTTACTAAAATACAAAGGTGGTAAGAACTGTCATCACTATTGGGAACTAAGAGTTTACAAGAAGAAAGATGGTAAGCAAGTTGATTCATCTAATGCTTACGGAGATGGTTTAAAAGAACCTAAAAACCCAAGTGAGATGGGTGAAAGAATGATAGATAGAGCAGACAAAGGTGCTTATAGAAGTACTTTAAATAAAATAAGAAAGACTTTAGGCATATGAAAGCATTATTCATAACAATACAAGATTTAAAAGCTAAGTCAATAATTAGTGGTAGTACTGATGCTGACAAGTTAATTCACTTTATTGAGGTGGCACAGGATATACACATCCAAAATTATTTAGGTGGAAACTTATACGACAAGTTACAGGCTTTAATAATATCAGGTGATATAGACTTACCTGCTAATAGCGATTATAAGAGCCTTAGAGACGTTTATATTAAGCCAATGTTGATTTGGTTTACTCAAGCTGAATACTTCCCTTTTTCTATGTTTAAAATTGATAATGGAGGTATATCGAAGCATAGAGGGGAAGATTCGGATTCTGTTAATTATAGTGATGTTGATAGAATGATGAGTAAGATAAATGATAGAGCTGAGTTTTATACGAAGAGGTTCTTAGATTACATTTGCTTTAATAGTAATAAATATCCTGAGTATAATAATAACAGTAACGGAGATATGTACCCTGATAAGGATGCTAATGAGTTTTCAAGTTTTGTTTTGTAATGAATGTAAAAAAAAAGACATATAAGACAAAAACAGTTAACATAATAAAGCTAAATAGTTTTTATAACGAGTTTAACAAAGATAAGAAAAAGAAAGATGGCAAACGAAATATACGATAGTACTTGGTGGGGAGTTACGATTGATACTGCATATTCAATAGGGACATCTACTGAAATGATACAAGGTCAGTTTAATATGGATGATAGGCAAGAAGTAGAAGCAGTTAAGTGTTTAGCAGATGCAATTCATAGAATAGGAATACAAGACATACAAAATTAAAAACAATGGCAAAACCAAAATTAGCATTAATACCATCTGCACAAGGGAGCAAGTTTTATTCTGTACTACCATCAAGTGGTGTAGGGGATTTTGACTTTACACGTAGTGGTTCAGCAACGAGAATAAACTCACAAGGACTGATAGAAACAGTTGGAAACGGAGTATCAAGATTAAACTATCCTTTGTTAGATGGTAAGGTTGTAGGATGTCCAAGTCATATTTTAGAACCAGAGAGGACTAACCTACTAACTTATTCAGAGGGTTTTGTAACTGATTGGAATAATACAAATATTACAATTAATTCAAATTCAATTATATCTCCAGATGGTAGTTTAAACGGAACTAAATTTATACCTAATACAACAAGTGGGCAACATTATATCGACAGAAATGGAGTTACTGTAAATAGTAATGCGGCTGCAAGTATTTTTGCTAAAAAAGGGGAGTATAAAAAGTTTGCAATACGTTCTTATTTCACTGGTGCAAACGCTATATTTGATGTAAATGAAGGGATAATTATATCAACATCATCTGTTACTGCTAAAATAGAAAATTACGGTAATGGTTGGTACAGATGCTCGTTAAATGAAACTTTAAACGCTAACTATGGTTATGGTATTTTCGTTATGGAAGATGATAGCAATAATTCTTTAGATAATTACTCTGGTAATGGAATTGATGGTATGTATTTTTATGGAGCATCTTTAGAAATTGGTTCTTATAGTACAAGTTACATACCAACCACAACGACAGCAGTTACTCGTTCAGCAGAAACTGCTAATGGTTCTGGAGATGCAGATACTTTTAATGATAGTGAGGGTGTTTTGATGGCAGAGATAAGTGCGTTGGCTAATGATAATACAAATAGATTTATTTCATTAAGTAGTGGTCAATATCAAAATAGAGTTGCTATTTTCTTTGATGCAACTAACAATAATATTAATATTCAAATTCGCTCTAATGATGTCAATC